AGATTTTTGACTAGCTCTAACAGCACCCTTTGTTTTAGTGATGTCGTAATCCTTCTTTGTGAAGTGCAGTTTGAGTGCTAGGTAGAGTTTATATACTTCAAACGGTTCCATAATCAAAAGGGTAGCTTGCCTGTTTTCTCTTTCATAAGATTTAGAGTTTCCGCTTCTTCTTTAACTTTTTCTTTAAGAGAAGGGGTCAAAAGTTTTCGGACAGATTCAATTTCTATCTCTTGTCTCTGGCAATAATCAACTAAACAATCAATCAATGGATTTTTAGTGTTGTATGCTTGTTTTTCAATGTACTGAGAAAATTCAACCTGTGTTTTGAATTGCTTAGTTATTAAAAATACGTCAGTCATTTTTGATGTATCGGTCATGTCATTGTCTACTATAAGTTTAGGCATTACTGTCTTACCTTCCATTCGTGTATGTATTCGATCACATCAAATTCAGCTTTGATGTAAGGTAGCTCACATTTAGTTTTTTCTACTTCACCTTTTCTATCAAATTCAAAAACAAATGGGTGCCCAAATGCCTCTGCTATTTCTAAAATTGTCTTAGGATCTCCTGCACCTAAATGAACCCAAGGAGGACGTTTTCCGTCGTGTGTTAGCAATAACTTTACGATGCCAGTAACAACATCAGTAACATAGGTAAAGTCTCTTTCTTTTCTACCATTGCCGTATATGTGTAGAGGTTCACCTTTTTTAATTTGATTTTTGAATGCACGGACAACAGTGCTATGTTCACCGTAGTCAGCTTCTCTGGGACCGTAGACGTTGTAAAAATACAACAGATGCGATTGCACCTGATACAATTTTTTGTACAGCCTCAGTGTTTCTTCCGCGAGAGTCTTACCGAAGTATAAGGATTTGCATACGGCGTACCTTGCAATCTACTAGATGACTGCGCAAAAAACACAGGGCACTCCCAATGTCTCGCCCATTCACATACTGATACTGTAGGACCCACATTATTCATAATAGAATCTGCTGGTTCTTGCATTGACAGCCTGACTCTAGGCGTATTCGCTAAGTGTATGATGCCATCAACTTGAGGAGTAGTCTCTTCAAACTTCACATCCTGAACTGCGCAATGAAGGTATTGCACATAATTACTCTGTACAATATGTTCACCGTTTCGCTTATCGTCTACAACTGTGACATAACATTCCATTGCTGCAAGTGCTTCAACTAAATGCGAGCCTATAAAACCACATCCACCTGTAACGATGTAATGTGTCATGTTAAAAGCCATAATTAACGCCTATAAAATATATGATTGTCTGCAACCATTACCATCTCCATACTGTCTTTCCAGTAAGGCTCTACATACTTAGCATGATAAAACAGAGATCCTTCTGTAGTATCAATGCCTGTATTATACACTATTTCAGCAACATCGAACATCTTTTTGTATACAGACTGGTCGGCTACAAAATCTGGTTTGCCATCACAATACCAACTAAATTGACATTTGTTTCTCAGTGGAACTTTCTTACCATGCGCCTCCTCCCACCATTTAGAATACTGTGCTTGATAAACAACCTCACACACTGTATTCGGAAACCTAGATGATTTCACCCTGTTCAAGGTAACACTAGCAACAGCAACCTGTCCAGTGATTGTCTCTCCTCTAGCCTCATGATATATGTTGAGTGCTAGGCAAACTACTTCGGGGTTTATTGGAGTGGGTACAATGTATGTCGCCTTGGTTGCAATTGGAACTGGAGACAATTCTTTTCGAGGATCTACTTTTTCGCCTTGACAAGAAAAGCACCCGAGCAGTATGATAAAAATCATAAGACCTGTACGCATTAGATTGCTCCTTTAACGTAAGAAATTGGGTTGCCTCTCCTTTTGGTAACAAGGCGAGAGACTCTCCCCGCTAACTTATGCAGCTAGTTGATAAACGTCATCGTTTGCGTTTAGATTGTTTGCTTCTCAGTTTTACAGCCTTCTGCCTTGGCTGGCTCTCCACGCATCTACTACACCCTGTCGAAACCTGACTCCCCCATCAAAAACAAACTGCCTGCGGTATCTGCCTCCGCGTAACCACGCGTTCGTGGTAACTTAGTCTTTTTGTAGCTTTGCCACTTCTAGTTCAAGACAGTTTGCTTTTGGTGGAGGAGGGGGGAATCGAAC